ATGAACGTTCGTGAAGACATACATCCTGGTTCTCCAGTTAATTTTATAGAGGAACATACCTTCGGAATTCGAGGGAGTATTGGTACGAGTAGCTCATATTATTCCGAAATACGACCTTCGCTTATAAGCGCGACTGTTACTGATGTGATGGGAGAACCTAATTTATGGAGGGGTCCTAAATTTGGGCCAGAAAAGTGGAAGCCTTGGTATGATTTTCTTAGTATCGCTGCGGAGCATAATGTAAATATCTCGCCGCAGCTATTGCATAGAGCAAAAAAGGATTATCTTGGAGGACTGTACAGCTTCCTTACATTGGTTCAGGACAGTACTAGGCCATTGACGGATGATGAGGTTGTCAATGGTATACACGGTAAGAGATTTGTTGACGCTATGAATTTTCAATCCAGTGCTGGTTTCCCATTGCGTGGACCCAAATCGCATTTTGTTGATGGCCCCCCTGGATACAAGAAATTTACATCAGAGCTCGATGTCGCTAGTGAGATTGAGCGGATGAATAAGGCGTATCTATCAAATCAACGCTATTATTGTGTTTTTAAATCTTGTCTAAAAGATGAGGCCACTCTTAAATCAAAAGATAAGGTGCGCGTTTTCCAAGCTGCTGATTTGGCCTTGCAGCTGCAATGGCGGAAGTATGGCCTTCCCATTCTTCGGTTTTTATCCCTTTACCCGTTAGCAAGTGAGTGTGCAGTTGGGTTAAACCCTTTTGGCGAGGATTGGGATACTATGCATCGACATGTTACGTTTAACGGTGAAGCTGATGACTACATTGTTGCTGGCGATTACAGTAAATGGGATATTCGTTTACCACCAGATCTCATAGCCATGGCTTTTCAAATCATTATTGACTTGGCGTCTCGTTGTAGAGCTTATACTGATGAGGATCTTAGAATAATGAGGGGTCTGGCGACGGACACTATCTTTTATGTGACTCATTTTAACGGTACTCTTCTGGAGATGTGTGGAGGAGTTCCTTCGGGACACAATCTTACAGCCCATATCAATTCGATTTGCAACAGTTTACTTATACGTTGTGCTTTTTTCGACTTGGGTAATGGTGGCAAGTTTCGGCATGCCATCCACATTATGACTTATGGTGATGATTTTTATGGTGGTAAAGGCAAATTGGGTGTTGTGTTTGACAATATACTATATGCCGCTTGGTTACAAGATAAGAAAATTACGCTGACAATGCCAGATAAGAAAGCTAAATTCGAGCCCTATCTCAATATATTTCAATGTGATTTCCTTAAAAGAAGGAGTGTGTTGTGCGACAAAGACAATAAATTTTATGGAGCACTTGACGTTAGTAGCCTTTTGAAGTCTCTGCACAACAGGGGCAAGATAGCTATTACTGAAAGAGCTCATGCCCATGCAGTTCTTGAGATGTTTCAGAGAGAAATATCATATCATCCACGAGACACGTATGATTATTATATGGCGCATATTAGAGAGATATGTATGCGCCATGAGATTGTCTTGTATTGTATGTCTTATGATTACGATGAGTACTATATGTATCGCAACCATTTAGACATAGAAGAAAATATCTCTGCTTCAGCAATATTCGAATCCACTGATTACCCAATGGCACAAGAGGCTGTGGATTGCGAGCTGACCAATAGTCACCACTCTGTGCCGAGTAGTGATAACACGCACCGCTATGAGTTTGATGCGGAAACATGCGTAACAGAACTTGAGACTATATTTGATAATAACGAAGTGGAACGGATTTCCACAGTGCCCGATCTACTAAAAGATTCGGAATACGAACATCAATCCAATTTTGGAGGTGAGGTGGAGAACACTACGAGTGCGCCTATAGAAACTGGTACTTTGCTGATGACACCTGGGCGAGACACGAACACGACAATGTTGGAACCTAAGGAACAAAAGATGCTTGCGTTACGACAGGATGAATCACGATCATTGGGTAATTATTTATCACGGCCAGAAATGATATATCGACAACCTGTTACTGTTGGTGCGTGGGCCTTAACTATATATCCATTGCTTGATTATCTTAGTCACCCTAACATAAGAGAGAAAATACGAGGTTATGCATATATGAATGCTATGATGCATATTAAAATAGATGTAGTCAGTAATCCACAAAATTCTGGTGCATGTTATGCTGGTCTGCACCCTTGGTGGACAGCGGATACTGGTCTCGGTCGCTTTGGTGATCTAACAGCACCTACTTTGCTTAATCCTACTCAGGTATCCTGTCTTCCTCATGTGTTGTTGGATTATGGCATAGAGAAAGGAGGACAAATTAGTATGCCCATAATTGCCCCGACGAATGGTTTGTTGATAAGTGACACGGATGTAATACGGAGTGCTTTTGCACTTCATTTTTCGTCTGTAGCATTATTGTCTAAGCCAGTGACGTCGTTTGCTGATCCTGTTATTACGGTATACGTATGGCTTACCGACGTATCACTTACAGGTACGACTTATGTATCCGAGTTACCGGTGACGCAAGGTAATGAATATGACAAGAAGCCAAAGGATGCTGTACATACAGCTAGCGTTTCTTTGAAAGATTCAGCTAAATTGGCAGCTCGTCAACTAACTGGGCTGGCGACAGATATGGGTGTTGAAGCGATGTTTTCTGTTGTTGGTTTAAACACCCCTAATGATCCAACAGGTCCTTTACCTATGGTTCCTAGGTGTGCAACTAATATGTCGTGCGTTAATGGTAATGTCAATATAGATAATTTAGCAGCTGACTGTAAGAATGAGGTCACACAGGATCTAGCAAATATTGGATATGACGTACCAGATCCTATGGCTTTGGACAATATTTATACCCGTTGGGCTTATGTCGACAGCTATAGATATCCTACGGGTAGGGTTACCACCCAATACCCTTTCATGTTGATTCCAGTTTCACCAGCAGGTTGCTACACTTACAGTCAGGGAGGGGTAGCTACCTTTTACCCAACGCCACTGGCAATTGGCACGTTAGGTTTTAGTAAGTGGCGCGGTACACTTAGATATAAATTTTACGCTGTTGGATCGGCTTTTCTGCGAGGTAAACTCAAGATTAGCCACGACGTAAACGGAGTATCAGGATATATTTCCGTATTGGGCGAGGAGAATAGTAATCTCTCCAGACTTAACAATGTTGTATGGGATTTGGCAGAGACGCGATGTATAGAAGTAGAAGTACCGTGGACAAGTAATTTGCCTTTCAAGGATATAGAGTTGCTTCATAGTTTTGCAACCTTTCTTGATGCTGGTACAGCTGGTTCACCACAGCTGGGTAATGGAACCCTGATAATAACACCATTTGTTACACTATCAGATGGATCACTTCCTAACGTAACTATTTTAGCATACGTGAGTGGGAAGTCCGGTATGGCACTTGGAGATTTGCGCCCTGTTTTGGCAAATTACACTTTTGCCGGAATTAATAGTGGACAAAATCTCCCGGAACCACAGTCTAACACATGGAATAAAAGACCCGAAGTGGTACTTAAGGAGCAGGGTGTAGATATACCCAGTGGTATAGCTTGGTCTGAAATGCAAGAGCCATTTTGTACCGTTTTTAATGAGATCACTATTGAGTATGTACGAAAGTGGCATCGTACACGTTTTGATTTAGAGCGGCTCGCATCTTTACCAGAGACACAGTCTTTCATATATGATGCAAATATGAATGCTAACATATTGTCAGGTGATACAGGTGATAGTTGCATCAAGCTGAATTTAACGGGTATGGAAGATGACCTTGAGGATTCAGACGCCATGGTGGCAGCATGCCTTGGCGAAAAGTTTTTTAACTTGCGACAATTGATTAAGAGGTACACAATGAATTTTACTCGGCACTATGAGTTTATAGGTACGAATGAAATGCAGAGAATAACCATGCCGGACCGACCCTTGTTGAAGGGTTGGCAAGGGTCAGCTAGTCTACAGACTGATCCCAATGGGAAGAGAGCAACGTATGCCCGAGATTCTTTTTTGTCTTTTTATTCTTGTTGCTTCCTAGGTTATCGTGGTAGTTTTCGACATAAGATTGAAGTGAATAGCCCTAATATCGACGTAATGATACATGTCGTCCGCGCTCGTGGTGATTATTCAGAATTGCGGGAGCCTACACATAGTGTATTAGTCAATAATGCAGCTTCTTTTATACAACGATCACCCGATTTTCGTTCTGGGGGGTTGATTGGCCACACTCGTGTGAATGGAGTAGTTGAATATTCAACTCCGTTCCAATCTAGAGCTAAGTTTATGTGGGCACAAGATAGGACTCCACAGATAGCTAGGTCTACGCTTGATGGGGCATTTGACAGGAGCGCCCACCAGGTTGCCCTATATGTACAGGGTAGTTCGAACAGAAGGGTTCGTTTAAATAAGTACATAGCAGCTGGTGATGATTTTACATTTATCTTCTTCTTGTATCCACCAACTATGGTTGCACAGAATCCAGGTGCATATTCACAGGTATAAACCTGTATTAAGCCATTATTAGTTTTTAAACCTTTATAGGTGGAATTTTGCTAATATTTGGCAATTTTAGTTTACTTTACTTTGATTTAAAGTATAACGTTAGTTAGGACACATAAATCCCAACTAATGCGTAAGTGCAAAA